ACAAGTAAATCAGCTCTAAGTTTATCAACTGATTTGCCTGTCTTCTTCGCGATGGTTTTAAGCTCGGAGTCAACAAGTTTTGCTATCATTGCCCCTGGTCTTCTAAAACCTTTCTCTCCCATAGCTGTAATAATTTTATAGTTATCTATATCAACAGCTACGCTTTTCCATTTTCTCGTGTCCATTTTTTATACTCCGCTTTTGTTTTACATTTACTTTGACAAATTTGTAGGTGTTCGTCTGCGTAATATTCGGCAACAGTTCGTTCACCATTAAATCTATCAACTTGTCTATTGATGGCAGCGATTCTTCTCTCTCGCCAATCTCTAACTTGAACAGTTTTCTCTGCTGACATTGTTACCATCCTTTTCTATAAACCAAACATATGACCACTCATCATGTCCTGGTGTACATTTTTTACCTAACTTCATTGTGTATCCACAACCAGTTAAGAATAAAAAAATTACTAATGTAGTTATTGTTCTCACATCTCCTCCTTATGAGTTATAGATTGCATAGGCTAATACTCCTATAATTATAAATAAAATTTTAGGTGGTATTATTAATATTGCTAATAATAAAAATAATCTTCCTAAATATTTCATTGATCCCTCTTTTCATTTAGATCATTAAGATTTTCTATTTCATCATTAATAAAATCTGCAGCTACCCACATGTTTATTATTTTCGCTGGATGTCCATCTTTGAAGTCAAGTTCTATATTGACTAGCCTATCTCTACTGTCAACAAAACTTTTAGATGTACAATCACATTTATTACCTTCCTTATCATGTGTGTGCACTTTAGATAAAATATCATCCATATCTTTTACAAACTTTGCAAAAGCTTTTGATGTGCTTTTAAGTCTTAATTCACCCATGCGTCCCTCCATGATTTGAATTTTTCTTGCACATAATCAAACATAGCAAAGAAGCTAGTTTCTGCTTTTAATGTTTTAGCAAAAACAGCTTTGTCTATCTCCACACCATTATGATAAAGTTTTAGTTCGCCCTTATCTCTCTCGTAAGTAATTAAAATTGCATCAGTGTCTGCACCTAATGTTTGTACAATATCATTAGATTTATTTTTAAAATCTACTTCTCTGATATTACTTCCAGTAGCAAAAGCACCAGGGGGAACATCTTTTGATGTTCCTGAAGATACAGGCTGCGTTAAGTTTTCTATCACCTTTTCAAGCGTGCTTGGTTTTTTGTCATTGTCTTCCATGTTATACTCCTATTATTGTCTAGCCTTTATAACAAATTAGATATTAATTGCAAGGACTAAATGGGAGATTTATGAAATTTTTGCTTACAATATATGTGTGTTCTTTTATCAATTTTAGTTGTTCCCCACCGGTGGAATACCCAGTTTTATTTGATAATTGGTATGATTGTATGATCAAAGCACATGATGAATCAGTTGAACTTCTGATGAATGTACCCCAAGATGTAGTAGAACAGAATAGATTAGCCACTAAATATACTTGCCAAGTCTATGAGGGTGCATAGGGTTGTATTATTGCCACAATTTGTTATATAATCTCTTATGAACAGTTATCGAATTCAGATACGATCAGAAGGAAAGTATTATGATGGGATAATTGAGGCTGACAACAGTGTTTTGGCTTTCCGACAGTTCGAAAAAAAACTGACCAATGGTGAAATCAAAACACAAGATGAACCTCTTTATACACCAAAAAGAGTTTTCATCACATATGAGGAGCTAAAAAATGGCACTACAAATGCTAATATCGGAGAAGCTTCAGTTGGAGTCCAAATGGGCGAGCCAAGCGTTACAACAAGGCAGAGTAACGACTGATATGAAGTGGATCGATATAAAGATCAAAGACCTAAAAAAAAGAATTAATGAACAAAGTGTTCTTGATGCATCTGAAGGTCTTTTAAATAACAGCTAGTAAAAAATACTAGCAACCTATAAAAAATTCAACTATAACACAGGCTATCTATGACTTTAAAAAAAGGAGATTCGTATGCTGATATTCCTAACTATATTAGGCACTATGTTGAATCAACCGAACGAGGCCACATTATTAAAATTCTTACTGAAACAGGACTCAAAACATTCAATTGTAAGTGGGCTGACTACAAAAGAACAAAACCTATTACCAAAAAAGAAACCTAAATAAGTCCTTGTTCTCTTAGTTCTTGCGGTGGCCGTTGTGGACTGCACATTGGGCAGTCTACTCTTATCTTTTGTGTTTCTGTTGTATCTTTCCAAACCCAAACTTCTCTTTTATCCCAGCATCTTAAGCAACTAGGTCTTTTAGGTATATATTTTTCTTCTGCCATTTCTTTCTTTGCCTCCCTAAATAATTTTAACATGGCCCTGTAGGCAGTGCCACTATTATATTCTTCACTCATCTTTTGCTTCACCCCAAGATTTACCTAGAGCTACATCACATTTAAAAGGAACTTTTAAATTTTCTACAGCGTTTTCCATTTTATTTTTTATAACTTTAATATCTTCATCAGTTCCAATACTAAAACATAACTCATCATGTATTTGTAATAATGGTATATGACCGGCCTTATAACAATCAATCATGGCCTGTTTTGCTTGGTCTGCAGCTGATCCTTGTATCAATCTATTTAAAGCTTTATATGTAAATGCTCTTCTAATATTGTTACCGTAATTAGCTTTAGCTTCATTATAATCCATTGCTTGATTCATACCAAAAGTAGCTGGTTCCCACTTATCAAACCTACACTTACGGCCTTTAATAGTTCTAATAAATCCAAACTTACTTGCAGATTGAGTTACAGCGCTAGCTAATTTTTTTACAAAAGGCACTCTTGAGTTATATTTATTTAAAAGTATCTCTGCTTTATCTTTATCAATACCGAGTTCTTTAGACAGCTTAGCTTTCCCCATACCATAAAATAAACCTAAGTTAATTGTTTTAGCTTGTGTTCTAGATATACCTGCCATATCTGCTACAATCTGATGAAAATCTGCAGACTCATCTGCGTAAGCTTGAATGAACTCATCAGAACCATCTAACCTTTCTCCAATAGAAGCTGAGTAATGTGCTACTAATCTTGGTTCTTGCTGTGAATAATCAAATGAACCCCACTGTCTGCCATCTTCAGGTAAAAATAAAGATCTAATTTTATTACCATATTCTTTGTTCCTTGCTGGTATTTGTTGAAGATTAGGATTAGCATAGGATAATCTACCTGACACAGTCCCGCCTTGATCTGACCTTAATTGATTTATCTCAGCATGTATTCTACCTTTGTGCACATATCTTTGAATTGAATCAATGAATGTAGAGTGAAATTTATTTATCTCTCTTGCCTCTCTTACTAAACCTGCTATTGGATGCTCACAGTTTTGCAGCCAATTAGTAGTAAAAGATGGTTCATTCGATTTTGCAGTTCTTGGATATTCTACACCCAGTCTGTCAAAAACCTGTGCTACACTTCTCGCTGCCCAAATATCTACATCTAAAGTTGTCTCTTTTTTAATTTTATGCAAAACTTCTTTTTCTTTTTTTCTAAACTCTTTTTTTAGTAATGCTGCTTTTGCTTCATCGACTCTGATACCCGTTTGTCTCATTTTAATTAAAATAGGTAGCAGCTCCATCTCCATATCCCAAACATCGTTTATTGATTGTTGTTGTATTTCTGATTTAAATCTTTGCCAAAGTTTTAAAGTTAATGCAGCATCCTGCTCTGCATAAAAACCAACATAGCCAGCAGGCATTTTCCATAAATCTTGTTTAGGATCTATGCCCCACTCTTTAGCTTTCTCTTTTAAAAAAGTTTCGTTTTTGATTTCACCTAAATAATCTTTTGCACAAGCGTTAAGAGAAAAGCTCCATCTGTTTTCATCAATTAAAGCGGCAGCTACCATGGTGTCAACTATCTTACCATTAATTTCAAAACCATTTACAAGCAACCAACCTACATCATAAGAAGCATTGTGAAAAATTTTTGTGCTTGGTCTTTTTAATAAATCAACCATAAAAGCAGTGGTAATAGCTAAATCCATATTACCACCAGCATCATGTTGTATCGGAAAATACCATTGTTGGCCTAATGCTGCCACGGCAAAACCCACTATACCACCATCAAAGGTCGCCCAGCCAGATCCTTTTGTTTTTAAATTTGGATCTTTAGTTTCTATATCTATAGCAACTTCGTCTGCATGCCTTAAATCCGGATACTCTGATGGAGCAACCCAATCACTATCATTATAAATAAAATTTAATTGATGACTCATGAGTCTTGCATTTGAGCTATCATTTGAGCCCACTCCTCTTCCTTAGCATGTGAATCGTCAGGGAGTTCAATTTTCTTTTTTTTCTTTTTTATTAAATCTATTTCCATTTCACAATAATGAATAATTTTTTGTAAATCTTCTATGCCATTTTTATCTTCATACCTTACAACATATCTTATTACATTAGCTTGAAAAGGATTCAACAAATTTTCTCTAATAAATGTCCAAGGACTTATGACATATTTTTTGTAATGTGATCCACCTATTTGTTTTTTAGACATCATTTATAATTAAAATTTAAAACTACTCTTGATTTTGTGTTTGTTTGGCTGACACTTGAGTGTAATTCTAACCCGTCAAATGTTACATATCTATTAGCAATACTATCTACCTTTTTACCATTCACGAATCTTGTGTAACCATTGTTTGTGTTAATATAAAAAATTCCTGTTGTTACACCTGGCTCATCAAAGTCAGTGTGATAATCATATTCTACATGTTCAACATTTCTGGTCCCTAAATTTGCTTTTACTCTCAACAAATTCTTAGGATTAATTTTTTCTAATAATGAATTAAGTAATTGATATTGATTAGATTTTTGATTATTTGCAATAAATGTGTGTGTAAATTGAAAGTTATCTTTTAAATGATCTTCCTCATTAAAAACTACATAGTCACTAAAAAACCAAGGAAAGTAAGCTGACATAATTGCTGCTTGTAAAGGTTTAAAATCTTTTTCTAAAAGAAAATTATCTTCGATTACAATTTCAGACATAATTACTTTTATACAATTTATAATATTTACTCAAGGGAAAATGATATTTGTGATAAGTTCCAAGTAAATGCAGTGTATTAATACTTCTTGTTACCCCAGTATACCAAACTCTTAACTCTTTAATTCTTTCTTGCAAATTTTTTCTGTCATAATGCGATGGAAAATTACACTTTGCAGATATAACTACATTATCTGCCTCTCCACCTTTAACTTGATGAATGGTATCAATAATTATTCTTGCTTTAATATCCAAATTTACCTCGCTCTTTTGAAGCTTTCTAAAATAAGTTTTTTCTTTATCTTTAAACTTTCTTTGAAAAGCATCTAACCAAGATTTTTTTTCCTCCACCATACCACCTTGTAAATGTAATTGTTCAAAATTGAACACTTGATTAGGATGAGCAAAGCTCCATTTTTTGCTGTCCGCTGATCTGTATCCATGATCTATATTTAATAAATAAGTATACATGTTACACGCATCTTCTCTAGTAATAGAACCACCATCACAAATAGTTTGCCAATCACCAATGGCTTTCCATTGATTAATATCAAATGATTTATTCCCACGCATGTCTTGAAAATATAACCCTAATTTTCTGGCCTCTTCTTGTAATTCTTTTTTTACATCATTAATTCTTGCAAGCACCATCCACGACCCTTGTATCTCCCAAGGAATTTTTTTTAAGGTGCTCCACTTGTAGATCTGTCCATCACTACCGTTAGATGTAAACTCTTTTTTTATCCGGTGTCCGTCCATACCGTTTAATATACATTTTGAAAAAAAATGAACTTTCTTGTTTAATCTACGAGATTCTTTTAAGATTTTTATTTTACCTGGGAAAGTTTGAAAATATAAAACATCAGCTCCATTCCATTCATAAATGGCTTGGTCATCATCACCTGCTATATAAACTTTGTTAGAATTTAAAGCTAACTTTACAACCATGTCCCACTGCAGAGGGGTAAGATCTTGCGCTTCATCTACCATTAAAATTTTAAATGGGATTGGTAAACCTGTATCGATATATTTTTCAACCATGTCTGTAAAATCTAATCTATCGTTTTTGAACTCACCAGGGTTAGCTTCATAAGTTTTGTATCGTTCATACCCAGCTATGATTGATTTGAATTGTTGTAGTCTAACTTTTTTTCGCGGTTCCCTTTTATAAAGATCTATTGGATTAATCTTCATATTTCTTGCTCTATCATAAATTTGTAATGACCAATTGTTATAAACTCTTTGGTCATCCCAAGTAGGTTTGTAATTAAGTTTGACTGTTCCATACTGCGTGTGAAATTGAAGCATGTCTACTTTAGGATCTAGCACAGGAATGTCAGAGAACTGTTGTCTAGCTAAACTATGTAAAGTTCTAAAATATTTAAAGTCATCTTCATCGTAACCTTTAAACTGTTTTCTAACTCTATCCCTACACTCTTCTACAGCTTTATTTGTAAAAGATATGTAACAAATCTCATCAGGAGAGACACCTCTCTTTAAAAAGCGTTCAACCCTTTTTAAAAGTCTATGAGTTTTACCTGTTCCTGGTGGCCCAAAAAACTTAGTTGTTTTCCCATGGAGCTTTTGTTTTATTAAATTTGACATCTTTATTTCTGTGTTCAGTTTGTTTTGGTAGTGTGGCAACCCAATGTCTCGCTTGGATT